AAGGTGATGAGAGTTTCAACATGATTATTGTTAAGTATAGTACTCAAGGTAATGTTACTGATAAATTAAAATCATTAAAGAATATTCGTAAACTTCCTTCAATGACTCGCGCGGGTATGCGTGATTGGGGTAAGAATATTTTAGTGCCTTCAGAGCGACGTGCTGTGAAGCAAGCTGGAATCAAAGATTTCAAAGGTGATTTATCCTCTGGAATTGTTTGGGTTCAACCTGAAAAAAGTAATTATGGTTACATGACTATGCCTGAACATGGCGTGATGCTTGATAGTATGAGACCACATGCGTGGTATGTTACTAGACGAAATGGAATGACTTGGGCCGCACAATCTAACAAGTTTGGTGCTCAAGCGAAGAAACTTAGAAGTGGACAGATAAGAGGATTTTTTGTGTTTGTTAAACCACATCCTTTTATCAGAACTGGATATGATAACGCTAGAAAGAAGTTATCTACAATTTTAAAAAATAAAGTCGATACGACTCTAAACATAAGGTGAATGATTGAATATTCCTCCATCAAGAAAAGGTTGTGTTCCTTGGAATAAAGGAAAGATTTGTCCTAGTATATCTGTAGCTAAGAAGGGAAAAAAGTTTAGTGATGAAGGATTAAGGAATATACTAGAAGCAAGACATAAGAGAAAAGGATTACCCTCTCCACGTAAAGGAATGAAGTGTAGTGAAGAAACAAAAATAAAATTATCTTTAGCACATAAAGGGAGACCTTCAAAACTAAAAGGTAAAAAGACAGGTAGACATTCGTGGAATTATAAAGGTAAATCAGATTTGAACCATTTACTAAGGACTAGTAAAGATTGGGTTAGATGGAGATTAGAAGTTTTTGAGCGAGATAAATTTACATGTCAGAAATGTAATAAAAAAGGAATTTATATTGAACCACATCATATAGTTACAGTTAAGGAATGTAGAGAAAATAATAAACTTGATTTGGTTTTTGATGTAAATAATGGGTTGACTTTATGTAGGACATGTCATTTAGAGACTCATAATTGGAAAATAAAAAACATAAAAGGTGATTAAAATTACTGCAACACAAATAAACGATGCTTGGCAAGAGACATGCTTAATTAGTATCTCTAAGATTGGTGGAACTGAAATGAATGCTTCAGGTCAAACTGAGACTGTTGATATTGATTTAGGTGATAAAGATATTGAGGGTGTTCCTCTAGTTAATGGTGGACGTGTTAGTAAGTGGACTCCACAAGCTGATAGCTCGATAACATTTGAAGCTTATCCTGTTGAAGCGGGTACTGATGCTGGTACTACTTTAAAGGGTTGGGATGATTTAATGAATGAAGCTGATTCTGCTGTTCCAATTAGAGTTTTGAATACTAGAATTAGAAATAAGTATAGAGTAATATTAACATGGACTAATGATCCTACTGTATTGACTGCAACAAGTGCTACAACACAATATTATGGTGCTTATAGATTTGGTGGAGCTGATGGTTACTTCACTTCTGTAAAGAAATCATTTACAGATGGTATATTGAAGTTTACAGCTACATACAAGTGGGCACCATTCGATAAAGCTGGTAACTCTTGCATATTAGAAGAGAGTGCTGCTGGATCAAGTGGAACTGATATATTACCTGCAATCGCAGCTTATACAACTGCAAACAAGTTCGGATAAGAACTACTAGCGAACTACTAATGTCTACTAAATTAGTAGTAATTTATTTTTTTTATTAAATTTTTTGAAGGTGAACTTATGAATGATGTGAATGAAAAAATAGAACAGATACGAGAGAAGGTTAATAATAATTCTGGAATTTATTTTGGAAGAATTCCGGAGAGAGAAAAAGCATGGTTCCTACAATATGCTAAAGATGAGTGGGCAAATGATTACGGAATTGCACTTGCAAGTTTAGTAAAAGGCTTTATGCCGCCTGAGAATACAGTTATAGTTGCTGAAATTGAAGATTTAAAACAAACTATTCAAGATTTATATTTACGAGTTGTAATGCTAGAACAGAATAATAATTCTGGATCTGGTAAGAAGGAAATTAAGATGTTAAATGGAATGAAGGTGGAAGTATGAGTGATAGAAATGAATTAGCTAAATTGTATGCGAAGAGAAAGACATTATTGATTGGTAAACAATTACCTCTTAGTGAGCGAGCAAGTTTAGAGTTGCAACAGTTATGTACTGATGATATGGATTTATTAGAGTCAAACAAGAATTTATCTCCTAAAGAGAAGAAAGATAAAATCTTATTATTAATTTCCAAGTCTATCGACGTTAAAGTTGATGATGTTAAATTAATGGCTGTAGCTTATATGGAAGAATTAATTGAAGAAATTATGAAAGCAAATGATATTGCTGACGATGATACAATTAATGAGATGAAGCAAGCTATTAAAGATAAGGCACTAGAATAAGATGTCTATTAATGAAATAAATAATATTAGGGATCGTGTTAAGAACAAGGCAACAACATTTTCTGATGTTGAAGCTATTGTTGATGTTGCACGTGAATTAGGATGTATTGCTGATCTTATCGGTCGTGATTACGAGATTCGTGATTCAACCGGTAAATTAATATATACAATTCGCCAGAAGCCAATGAAAGTTGTTCAACTTAATGTTTTATCGAGAGCACTTAATTCCTTGCGCGAGAAGGAAAAGAAGCAATTGCCGAAGGGTAAGGGTAGAAAAAAATGAGTTTCATGGATAAAATTATAATTGAGATGGATCTAGTTACTAATAAACTGGAAGCTAAACTTGATAAGATAACCCAGAAACTAGATAAATCTTCTGAAAAGATGTTTAAGCGAACTAAGAAGTCTGATAACCTTTTTGGAAGGTATGGTAAGACTATGAAGAAGTTTAATATTTCTACTCTGGGTGCTTGGTTTGCTGTTCGTAGATTAAGTGCTGCAATAGGTGGTTTATTACGTCCTGCTGCTGATGCTTTCGGTATATTTGAGATATGGAACGCTATGTTACTCGTATTATTTGTTCCAGTTATGGAGATGTTATTCCCTCTATTTTTAGGTATTATGAGTTGGTTTATGGATCTTCCTGAACCAGTACAGAAATTAATAGGAATACTCACCGTGCTTGTTGGTGTGTTCTTGGCTATTATGACTGTTGTTATTGTTTGGGCTGTTGCACAAACTATCTTTACAGCTGCTGTTTGGGCTTCTGTAATTGCTGTTGGAGCTTTCCTACTCCCTATCTTATTAGTTATAGCTGCGGTTGCTGCTTTA